CCTTGGAACAGGCTCTTAACGCCAGTCTCAGCAAACACACGAGCAATCAACTCCAGCTTGCCAGAGTTAGACTTCATCATCGCAGCAACAGCAGTAGCCGTTACGTTAGACAGAATATCTGGATCAAGACCTTGTTGCGCGTCACTAACACCAGTGCGTCTAGCTTGGATGCCATCCATGTACTCCAGCATCGGCATAGCCTGACCAAAGGTAGACTGAACCTGAAGCGGAACCAGAGCATTAGGGTTCTTCAGACGGACAATACCGCCCGGTGTAGCGTTCAGCAGGTCATCTAAGTTCACCTGACCATCGACAGCGCCAACACGGTTATTGTTCGTTAGATAGAGATTATCGAGAGACTGACGGGTAATAGTGGACTTGATAAGCTGGATGTCCATAGTCCGATCTGCCAGCGACTGTCCGAAGAATTTATGCGGAATAGGAATAGGGCAGATACTATGGAACGGAATATAGTCGCATTCTTCATCTTCTAGTATCTCCGAACCGCAATAGATAATACGATGCAGCTCGGCAATACCATCGCCATCTTCATCAATGTAGATATAGCACTCGTATACCTCAACCGTCTGCATGGCAGGATCAAGGCTTTGCTGCTCGTCTGGCTGTTCCCCTTGGTCAAATCTAGCTACTCGCTCAGGGCTAAACGTCAGATCGTCATAAGAAGGTAGCTCATCTACGATGTCTTTGTCGTAGCCAAGCGCAATCAACTCTGACCGCTGCATTAGCTTACGATGAGCTACAAAGGGAGCATCCTCAATAGTCCGTGCTGCCTTGGAGATGAGGAACTCCTCAGGAGGAACATTCTCAATCTTTACAGAACCAGACTTCTTTACCCGCTTGACAGTCATATCATAAGACGGAGCCATAATCGGCATACCCATCATATCTACGCCAGCAGGAACCATCTCTATACTCTGCTTGACCACTTCCAATGACTCATCAGACAGGAGCAGGGCTACCTCATCCTCAGTCAAGCTCTGGTATTTCTCTTTGGTAACGTCTTCCTTGGCATCCCAATAAGACTTAACAACACCAACCTTTTGCAGCAGGGCATCCTTGAACCAGTTGTGTAGGATCAGTAGACCATCGTTCTCACGGTAGAACACCCAATTACAGTAATCTGTGGCCTGTTTAGCAGACTCCTCATCTTCAGCAGTCTTAGGCTCAAAGTAGACAATATCCTCAGTAGTCGTAAAGACTCGGATAAGTTGTGGCAATGCACCATCGATAGCCTCGGCAACCTCACCAGTTACGATCTGGCTGCGGCCTTCTACCTCATTGCCATACGGATTACGCAGGTAGTAATCCAAAGCTCTGCGACGATCTTCTGTGGTTTCTGTCTCAATGTAGCCGATTGAGTTATCTATCTCGGCTTCAAGTATGCCCTTGATCTGGCCTTCATCCATCTTCATAGCAAGCCCTTACAGGAATTTTGCTTATTATACAACCCATTTAGCATTGATAGGCAAATCCGATGACCATGAATCGTCGCTCTCGTCAAGCCCAATAGCAAGGTAACGGAAGGCATCCGAAAAGTGACTTGACCAATCGTGGAGAGGCTTATCGTAGAACACCTGTTGCTTCTCGTTATATTCCCTGCGATAGTTGCGTATAGCGTCTAATCCAGCCTTAGTCTTGTGGTCAAACCAGCAACGTGGCAGCAAGCGTCTAACAGCCTGAATCCCGTCAGCCACAGACAGACGAGGCGCTACCGTGATGTCTAGCCCTGCCTCTTGTAAGACCTCCTTACGGCTACGTCCTGTGCCTAGCTCTCTTACCTCCACATCGTGCGGGAGTATCTGTGCAAAGCCTTCATAGTGGTTTTCTCTGAGCCATGATACATACCAGTCCAGACCGACTCCGTGGTTCTCAATGCAGTCAATAAGCCGCACTTCCTTGCCAGCCAATTGAGCCACCCATAGACAAGTAGAGTCACCCATACCAAGATCCCAAGCAACAAAAGACTTGCAAAGGTCATCCCGGTCAATAGTCGTGATCCTAGACTTGGCTTCGAGATCGTTAATAATCTGACCATAATAACTACCCTCAACCGCTGCGTTAAAGGAACACTCAAACTCCTGAGCGTACTTGTCTTCGCCCATCTCCTTACGAGCGCCCCAGAGTTCTTTCTCGTTGAGGATTCCTGTCTCGCTGGCTCTGAACTCAAGTAGCTTCCAGCCTTCCGCTGTCTGTGCGCGATCCCTAAAGTCAGCAAAGTGGTTCTTACCCTTAGGCGTACCAATAAAGAGACACCACGTAGGAGCATCGTCTGTATTCCTATCGGCTAGGGCTGGTCTGATGACCTCGTTCCAGATTTTGGGATTCTGGTCTCCAATCTCGTCCAGCACCACTCCATCAAAGTACTGGCCCCTGAGCGAATCGGCATTGTCAGAACCGTAAAGACTAATTCTACGCCCCCAAAAGTCCACACGAAGCTCAGAAATATTAGCCGTAGCACCCAGTGGACGAGTAAATTCAAGCAGGTAATCCCAAGCCACACGCTTAGACTGAGCGTAAGTAGGAGCAATATAAGCGAATCTCGGATTAGGTTTCTTGCACTCAATGGCGGCCTTTATCAGGTGATTGATAGCGCTTACAGTCTTACCAAATCTTCTATGGGCAACTACGACCGTGAAACGATGATTGTCTACAGCCTCATGGATCTTTAGCTGAAGTTCTCTAGGCTTGTAGGCAATCTCAATTACATTGCTCATGCGAACATTTGCTGCTGTTCAGGTTTAACTACAGGCTCAAACAATGTTTGTTGCCTTTGAGCATTTTCTATGCGCTCACAAGCAATCTCAAAATATTTAGGTTCGCGCTCTATACCAATAAACTTGCGTCCCATTTGAATTGCAGCCACGCCGGTTGTGCCGCTGCCCATAAATGGATCAAGGATAAACTCAGGATTTCCAAGCTGGTTAATGCTCCAAGTCATAAGCTGAATTGGTTTTTGCGTTGGATGCTCAGAGCCAATAAGTGAAGCTCTATTAACAACAATAGACCGCAATGCTTTTTGCTCTGAAGTCCAAGCAAGTTCACCATCTGACATTGATAATCCCTTTTGCCCTTTATCCCAATAAAGCCAACCCATAGTAGGAGGCAACATATCAGCAAAATAATTGCCACCCCAAAAAAGACATTTATCACCAATAGAAAGCAACAAATCAAAAACTTGTTTACTTGGCCTTCCCTCATCCCACCCTAAATCATCAAAATGCTTTCGTTTATGTTTTGCGTTTTTTGTAAATGTTTCTTGTTGTCCAGCCCTTGAAATGCCATACGGAGGATCAGTAATAACCGCATCTACCTTATCCAGCGTAGGCAGTATGTCCATGCAATCGCCAAGGTATAGGGTGGCATCCCCAATAGTGATTACTTCTGCCATGTAACAACGTGCTGCTGAGGTGCACCATCAAGGCCAGTAACCTCAGTTCTAGCCAGCTTAGGGATATGGTACTCAGAGAGCTTCTGGATAATGTCCAATGCCTTATGAGGATCCTTATCAGCCACCTCATTAAGCCATCTATCCATATTAGGAGCATTGCGCTCTAGTAGATTAGCAATAGCCTCTCTTACGATGCCTGTAGCCTTATTAGGCATTCCTTTAGGTCTACCCGGCCCTGCTAGTCCTTTGCCGATTTCTGGCGTTTTAAAATCATTATCTGTTTCCATAATTGCATTATCCTTTGGATGTCATGCTTATCTACCAAGTAGCCCCGGTATTTGAATCTCAACCGGCCTACCTTTGCCTGATCCTGCTGGCATCATTGCTTCACCGTACATTCTTGCAAGACCGTAAACACTTGGCGCGTTAGGAATGTAATCGCCTCTAGACATTGCTTGTTGCACTTTGCTATTTATAGCATTGAAATCGTATACGTCTTTTACAACCACATTCCCAGTTTTAGGATCAACTGCATAATTAAACTGCCCTAATGTAGTCCTAATGTTTTCGTAAGGATTGGCCACACCAACATTTACACCTGCATTTGTTGATAATTGCTCTTTAGGAACAAACTGAGAGTAATCTTTGTATTGAATGTAACCAGTAGGGGAATTTGGGTTTGCAGCTTGCTTTGCCTTAATTAGCTCACCAATGGTTCTAAGCTCTGCCTCAGTAAAGTTTTTTTGAGTTATCGGAGCAGTTTGCTTATCCGCAAATGTTTCCAAATATATACGCTTGTTCGATGGCATATCAGTTCTATCTGCAACAGCGCCATAAGCCTGAACACCACCGCCAACGATAGCATTTGCTATTGCTTTAAAGAAATCATCGATTGGATTAGCCATAAAACACCTTATACATATCAGGCCTATTAGCCTTTATCCACTCTCGTGGCTCCTCATGGCATTTCTTGTAGTCATATCCTACTGTCTGGCTTCCTGCGTGATGCACATAAGCCCTAGATACGAAATGCTCAAATCCCGCTTTTTGCAGGTCATGGCATATTATATTATCGGAATACCAATTAGTGCTTGGAAACTTAGCCGTATCCCATGCCTTCTTGTTAATCACCGCAAATATTGGGGCGATTACAGCTGTCGGCTTTATGTATTGTTCGCTTTCCCACTTCAATCCTGCTTGCTTATCATCATAAACAGGGAATCTAATGTTTTGGTCTGGTAATATATAGTCTGATCTTGCACCTATGAATCCGTAATTTACGGCATTAGATTCCAGAATTTGCGTGTCGTGCGTTAGCTTCCTGATAGTGTCAGGATTTAATACCACATCGTCATTACTTAGGATTACCGAGTCGTACTTCCCATGCTCGAAAGCGTAGTCTGTAGCTACATTATAGGCATCACCGAAGTTATCAGCCTGATTCGGCCTCCAGACCAGATTCGGCAGGATACTCTTAGCTCTATGCCATAACTCCAGACTATTCCCAGATAGGTATACAGGCATCGTAGGCGCATAGATTCTTATGCTCTCCAGCAATACAGTTACGCCGGGATTGTTTACCGTACAGATGACTATTGCTTGCACAATGTTACTTTCATGGAATCTACTGCTCTTGGAGTTCTAAGAATTTCCTGATCGGGAAGGCCAGCTTCTGACATTTCTGTGCCTAGCACTGATAAGTTAAAACGCAGCTCTGTTAACTTAAACCCTGAGTCCCACCCCAAATACCAGTGCCAGTCAGTGTAATACAGCCAGCTATTCTCATTAAATGCCCGTACATGAGT